CTGACAACGCGCCGCCGGAATGGTTCGGGCCTGCCGACAAGGTCAACTTCAACGGCATCCCCCTGGACACTTCCCAGCTGGTGCAATTCCTGTCTGGTTCGCAGGGGATCATTTACTCAGGGCGTCGCGCAATCCAGATCGCTCTGAGGCTTGATCAGTCTGCCGAGCGTTTCGCCACTAACGAGATCGCCGCCGGCTACCTGCAGCAGAAGGGCGGGGAGCCCATGAGCGGCGAGGAATTGGGCGAAATGGCCGCTGCCTGGGCGGCTAACCGGCGGACCAATGCAATCGGCGCACTCAACGAGCTGGTGTCATTCGAGTCGTTCGACGTCGACCCGTCAAAGCTGCAATTGGTTGAAGGACGGGAGTACCAGACCAAGGAATTGTCGCGGCTGATGGACATTCCCGCCTACCTGCTGGCCATTGACCAGTCGGGAATGACTTACGCCAATGCGCAGCAGGCGCGGCAGGATCTGATCCTGTTCGGCGCACGGCCGATCCTTCACGCCATTGAAGAGCGGTTGTCGATGGACGACGTTCTTCCCCGGGGCCGTCACGTTCGCTTTGCGATTGACGAATACCTTGAGGACTTCACTCACACCGAGGAAATGCCGGCCGAAATGCCAATCGACACCGTGGAGCAGGACACATGATCAGGTTCAACGCTGACAGCACGCTTATCACCGCTGAGGCCGGGGACGGCGAGCGCCCCGCCCGCATTGCGGGTATCGCCGTGCCTTGGGACACCGTGGCGACGGTTTCAGACGGCCAGCAGGTGAGGTTCGCCCGTGGCGCGTTCGATGTTGATCAGAAGCCCGCAAAGCTGATCGAAAACCATGATCTCACCCAGCTGCGCGGCGTGGTCGACACCTTGGTGGACGGCAACGAGGGGCTGGAGTTCGAAGCCACTCTTGCCGACACCAGGGCAAGCCGTGACGCCGTGGCGCTGCTGAAAGCCGGCGCGTATGACGCCGTCAGCGTGGGCGCTCACCCCATCAAGTTTACGACCGACCCCGAAGGGGTTATGACCGTCACCGAGGCGGCGCTGGTCGAGCTCTCTTTGGTCGCCGTTCCGGCGTTCAAGGAAGCGGTTATCACTCAGGTAGCCGCAACCGTCCCCGACCCGGGTGACGAGCAGCAGGAGCAGGACACCGACAACACCGAGCAGGAGCATGAGGAAATGTCCGAGGCCAAGATCGAGGCCGAGCCCATCGAGGCCGAGGCCACTATTCCGACCAACCCGATTCTGTACGCAGGGGCCAAGGCAGAGCTGCCGACTCCCGTGGAGTACCTCGCCGCAATGATCCAGGGCGGCCACGAGCTGGAGCGGGTGCAGGCCGCTGTTCGCGCCGCTGCGCCGAACGTCGTGATCAACGACACCCCCGGTCTGGTGCCGACCCCGATCCTCGGGCCGGTCTACAACAACTTCGTCGGCAACCGTCCGATCTGTGACGCCGTGGGCGTTCGCGCCATGCCTGGTGGCGGCAAGATCTTTATCCGTCCCAAGGTCGTGACGAACACCAGCATGGGCCAGCAGGTCAACGAGCTTGACCAGCTGACTCAGGGCACGTTCGTCGTGGACGACATTCAGGTGACCAAGGGCACCTACGGCGGGTTCGTCAACATCTCTGAGCAGGATCTGGACTGGACCGACCCGGCCGTGCTGGGTTTCCTGCTCGACGACATGACCCGCATCTACGCCAGCGCGACTGAGGAAGTGGCGGCTGACACGCTGGTGTCTGGCGTGACCAACAGCGACAACTTCACCGCAGCGTCGGTGGGCGACCCGTCCTACTGGGCCGACTGGATCGCCACCGCTGCCGAGACGATCGTCACGGCCAGCAACGGCAACTTCCCCACTCACCTGTTCGTGAACCCGAGCATGTGGGGCGAGATGGTGCGCCTGTCGGACGACAACAAGCGCCCGATGTTCCCGGCCGTCAACCCGCAGAACGCGCTGGGCGGCATGTCGTTCGGCACGGGCAACGGCACCGCCTGGGGCCTGCAGGTCGTGATGTCGCGCAACTTCGACGCGGCTACCCTGATCATCGGTGACGCAAGCGGCTACGAGCTGTTCGAGCAGCAGAAGGGTGCCCTGTCGGTCGACAATCCCGACGTGCTGTCGCGGACGATCGCTTTCCGCGGCTACTTTGCCGCAAAGATGATCGACGCCGACAAGTTCATCAAGGCCAACTTCGTCTAAGCCTGACTAGCTGACTGACTGCCCATGGCCACCTATGCGATCACACACCGCCAGGTAACTGACAATTTCCTTGTCGTGGCGACCATGGAGGGGACCGACATTGGCACTGGGCAGTCAGTCACGCTGGCTGGGCTTGGAGCGACCCTAAACGGCACGTACACCGTGGTGGCCGTGCCCACCCACCTGTTTGTGGGCGTAGACGATGAGGGTGATTTCCTTTTCGACTACGAAACGATAATTCTCAATCAGCTGATGTTTGACAAGACCCACGCCGATGTTGCGCGTGGAGCAGTCGACGGAACGCTTACCTGGACGACAACGGCAACGTGGATCACCGACGCTGACGTTGTGGCGTGGCTGGGCATCGCATCAGCAACGGCAAACGACACGGCTTTCATCACTACGGCCGTCAACGCGGCCAACGCTTACGCCTACCGCCGGCGGCGGGAAGCGGGCTATTACGACAGTCTGAGCACCGTGCCCAGTGCTGACGTCAAGCTCGGCACCATCATGTTCGCCGGCAGTCTGTACCGCGAGCGCGGATCTGTGGACTCATTCGCATCGTTCGAGCAGATGGGCACGCCGGTGGCGTTCGGGTCAAACGGCCAGATCAACCGTTTGCTGGGCGTCAATAGGTCACAGGTGGCATGACTGCCTCTGGCATCTTTGCGGCCGCTCAGGGGACGCTGGTGGCGTCCTTGCAGGCATTGGGGCTGGCCGTCGTGACCGACGTGCGGAATGCGCGGCCGATCACCGTCCTGGTCGACCCGCCGACGTTCAGCTGCTTCAACAACAACATTGCCGAGATTGAGTTCGGTTTGAAGGTGCTCGCTGCGCCGCCTGGTAACAGTGACGCCGTCGATTACCTGATTACGACCGCTGACACGATTATGAACAGCGGCATTAGCCTCATTCGGGGAATCCCGGGTGTTATGCAAATCGGTGGGCAGGAAGTCCCCACCTATGACCTGACAGTGCGGGTCGGAACCCAAAGGAGCTAGCCACCATGGCGGCAACGACTTACCTCTCACAGCCGGCATCGCTGACCATTGGCGGCGTGCAGCTGGCAGACCAGTGTTCAGCAGTGACCCTGACCCTCGGCCAGAACCCGCTTGTGTCGACCGCATTCGGCGACGGTGGCGAGCGCATGGTCGGTGGCCTGCAGACCGTCGAAGGCACCATCACGCTCTACTGCGACTATGGCGCAAACAGCGTCGAGGCCACGGTTGCGGCCGAGCTCGGGGCCGGCGACACGGCAATCGTCGTTCGCAAGGACGCTGGCTCCCCCAGCGCATCCAACCCCGAGTGGACGATCAGCGACACCATGATCGCCAACTACCCTGTGACCTACACCGTGGGCGAGCTGCAGGTCATGGAAGTGGCCTTCTCGGGCGGCACCTGGGTGCGCGACGTCACGACCTAGACAATCCAAAGGGGTAAACGATGGCTGAATCAGCAGCAGTAAACGGGAACATTGCCTTCACTACAAAGACAGGTTCCTACGTAGTGGACATTGCGGGCATCAAGAACACCGTGGCGTTCGAGCGTCATTTCAATGTTTCCGCCCAGGTGCTGCAAATGGCACCCCGGCTGGAATACATCGCATTCATGGCGTGGAGTGCGGCACGGTCAAAGGATCTGCCCGTTGCAGATACGTTTGACGGGTTTCTCGATGAAGTCGAGGACTTGGAAGTGATTGACGACGGCAAGCCTGCCGACTCAAATCCTACGGACGGGGGTCAGTCAGCCGAGCTCTAGCCCTGGTGCTAGTGCAAACAGGCTTCTGGCCCCCGGATGTACCCTTCACAGTGAAAGACCTCAACACGGTC